CTGTGTTGTGAGGGTTGTGCGCCATGTGTTAGGCGTAATGCTGTGGGCTATGCCTTGACATTGGAGAGTCTTGACAATGGTAGTTCCTGCCACATTCACATTTGTAATCTGCATTGGGTCGAAGTAGTCCAAGCCTAGAGCTGCTGCGACTCCTGCCCCATAGCCTAAAGTGACTAAATCAAGTGTAATCGTTTCAATCCTGAGAGTGGTGTCCTTGCGAGAGGCCACAAAATTAGAAGCAAGGTTTAGAGCTTCTGCATCCGTCTGCATGAGCATGTCATTGGCTGTAATGCTGTGCAGGAAGAACTTATTTATAGAGTCTTGATTAGAGGCAGTCTGTGGTGATCCACCTGTTCTAGTGACTGTCGCTGAGTTAACAATAGTCTTGTCATCTAAGGCAAAGGTAATCCCAGCATAAGGAATGTCTGTAGATCCAGTGGCATTAGAAAAGACTGTAGGTGTTGCTGTGCCTGACTGATAGACAAAATCTCTATCCTTGAATACTGCGTTGCCAGCCTTGTCGAAGTAGAAGGCTCCCTGCTCTGTAAAGGTGACAGTTTCAATGGCAGCTAAAGCAGAGCGTGTGGTCGCTGGATCTGCCTGACATAGAGTGTTGCCAGTCATGATTGACCTAGCACTTGAAGGCCAGCCAATAGTGTCTAGGATCTTATCTACGCGTGTGCCAGTGTCTTGACCTGCTGCTGAACCTGTAACTGTCGTCACATTGGAGTTAAAGATCAATCTAAAGGCATCTGTACAGACTAGATCAACATAGCCAATCTCTTGATCTTTAGGGTAAGTGTAAAGGTATTCCTGAATGTAACCTTTAAAGATTGGATAGACAGTGCCTGAGTAATTGGCTTCAATAATAATTGAGCGTAGAGGAACAAGATTAGGATAATAAGGGCTTGAAGTGTTTTGTGGATTCCAGTCACCATTTTGATCAAGGATGCGAACTGTTGCTGTACCTGCAAGATACTTATCCTGAAACAGGTTGCGCTCCTTGCGTGTATCTATCTTAGAGACTTGATTAGATACATCGATAATGATTTGGCCGGGCTCACCTAATACTGCAAAGTCAAGCTGCGAAGTATCTAGGATAAATGGCGTGGCAAAAGATGCACCGCCAGTTAGGTTGATCTTTACAATAGGGGTTGCGGGTAATGCCATTAGTACACCGTACTGTAGTTAACTGGAGTACCTGAAGCCTGTTGCGAGTAAAGCCCCTGAGTAATGGCTGCTACTAGATCGCGTTCTGTTGTAACTGAGCCTTGAACAGAGATGTTAACAATAGTGTCACCATTAGGCACTGCCTGTTGGCTGAGTGAATTGTATTGATAAAGCGGAGTGCTAGGGATTAAATTCATGTCAAACTGACCACCGCCATAGCCCATAGGCGATCTGTCAGTTGTGCCGGGCACTAATTGTTGGCTCAGTGAATTGTACTTATACAAAGGCTCAGCTGTAATTCCACCAGCCATAGGATTAAATTTAGGTATTTCAATCTTGGCTAATTTAGCAAACTCTAAAGCAAGCTCTTTTAAGGTTTGTAACCATGCATTAAATGGGTTGCTTATAGAGTCAAACATGCCAGCCTTATCCCGAAGGTTGCTTAATTGCTGAGCATTATTGACTAAAGATTGTGAGATTCTAGCAGCGGCATCAAGATTGCCTTGATTGATTGCTTCTTCAAGATCATAGATGTTTTGCTTTAGGCCAACTCTTACTTTTTCTTCTTCTGTAAGTTTGCCTTGAGCGGCGGCAGCTAATTGGATTGCTTCTTCATCAAAGACTTTTTTGCCTTGCGCTAAAAGTAGGGAAGCCTTATCTAGCACTTCTTGCTTCTTCTTGTCAGCTGCTATCTGCTTCTGTGTGGCTGACAACTTCTTTGCATTAGATAGTTGAGTCGCACTGAGTTTAGTAATCTTTGACTCAGTAGATAGTTGCTGGAGTCTAGCCTTATGCTCATTAGGGTTGAAGTCAGTTCTTACTTTACCTGCTTCACGAAGCATCTCAATGTAAGATCCAAGAATAGGAATCATGCCAACATTGAAGTCACCTAAAATAGGGATGTCATTTAACTTGCTTGCTAGGGTTCCTACGCCACGAATGACATCAGCTATGTATCCTGCTGTGGCCTTCATGTTATTGGCTAGGTCAGCAGCAGATGTATTCTCACCTAGATTAGTCAATGCATCAATAAGGCCAGTGCCAATAATCTCTGATGCATTAGCTGCACCTACTGAAAGGATTGCTAGTTGGCCTGAGAAAGTCTGAGTAGCAGTAGCGGCAGATCCAGAAAAAGTATCTGCTAACTGTGTTGTGATTTCTTCAAAGGATTTAGTCTTTAGATCAGCCTTGCTAAGTCCTACACCAAGACGAGTAAGTGCTGTGTTATTGCCAAGGTAGGCACGACTCAAGGCTGTAGTTACTGAGCCAACATCCTTGCCAGTTGAGGCCGAAATGTCTAATGCAAGGTTAAGTAATCTCTGGCTCTCAGCAGAGTTCTGTGTGGCAACCGCTAACTTCTGATAAGCAGGACGAAGAAGATCATCAAGGATCCCAAACTCAGTCTCAAGCCTATTGATGTACTGCTCAGTGCTTGCAGCATCTCGCTCTAGTCCAACATTCTTTAATGCTAGGGCTAACTGTTGCTGAGCCTTCTGATCATCGGCAGCAGCTCTAACGGATTTCTTGGCATAGTTCAAAACAGCGGCAGTACCAAAGGCTAAACCAAAAGTGCTGGCAAGATTCTTTACACCTCTGTTTAATTTGTCAGTTGCAGTCTCAGCTTGCTTAAAGGCTTTTTTACCAGTGAACTCGGTTGCTATGTCAATTTTTACATCGGCCATGATTACCTCTTTGCCTTAGCTGTTGCATTAAGTTTTGTGGCAGATGTTTCTATGGCCTTGATGACTGCTGCGTTAGCCTTGCCACCATCTTCTTTCCATGCCCTAAAGATTGCGCGACCTCTCATCTTACGAGTGGCTTTACCTGCTTGTCCTTGCTCACGCTTATAGGCATCAACGATTCTGCCTGTGTTATTTAATGCATCAATAAATTGCTGACCAGCATAAGGGTTATTACTCTTTGATTGATCTTTAGATCCTGATCTAATGTTCTTACCAAAGTTTGGATGTCCTTCTAATAAAACTTTATAAACTGGCGCTTGCTCTCTGCCTTGAGGATTCTTTCTACCAGCAGTCTCATACAAAGCACCAGCGGCAGATGAGTTCACAATTCGAGCTAGAGATCGAAAGCCTGATCTGTTTGGCTTTGATGGTGTTGCTTTGTAACCAATGCCACGCTTAGCTTCAGATGATGACCACTGGAGTCTTTCCCATGATCCTTTGCTGGGCATACCCCAGCCAGATAGCGGAGCGCTTGAAGGAATGAATCCTCTAGCCTTAGTAGTAATTGGCTTTAATGCTGCACCAATTTCCTTCTGTGTTTCTTTGGCCAAATCTGGAGCAAATTGTCTTAAAGCCTTACGGAGTTCAACGGCGCCTTTTAGTTGTGCTGGCATCTTTAATCTCCTTTGCTTCGTCAGTTAAGCCTTGAAGGAAGGCATCTAGCATTACTTTGTCTAACTCTAATAAATGTTGTGGCGCGATCCCTAGCCTTATGCTTAGCCTAGCAATAAGGTAGGTGAACGGGAGATCGCGCTTTAAGCTAAAGGGTCGGAGTCAAGCACCTCAACACTTTTAAGTGTTTCAATGAAGTCCATCCCAAATGGCTTTACAGTCTCACCAGACCTACGAGTAATTTCCCAGGCAAGCCAATAAACATCGCTTTGCTTTTCCTCATCGCGGAAAGCCTTATGAAAACCCTTTTTAGCGTACATCTCAAACGAGTACTCCACTGCTGGAGTAATTTCGCCTTCCAATACACTTCCATCTTGTCGAACGATCTTTAGTCTTGCCATGTTTAGCCCCTTTGTTTAGTTTTTTAGAATGTACCTGTAGTTGCTACTGCAACTGTTGAGTTGCAAGTAAATGTAATTGACTGTGTGCCAATATCGCCAACAGCACCATTGATATCTGTTGTGTTATTGACAAGGATTGATACAGTGTAGAGAGGGTTAGTAGCAGATACTGCTGTTCCTTTTTCCTGTAGGAAAATCGCTGTTACTGTTGTTCCCCATGCAGCCTGTAGTGTTGCCAATACATTTGCTGCTGCTGTGTCGTTTAGGAAATCGATAGTTACAGTTGATGATTCCAAACCTTTTACAAATTTGTGAGATGAGTCACCCATCGCACTTACCTCAAGTTCATCAAATGTACGGTTAATTGTTACTGCTGTGACATGGTCAGAAAGATCAACAGAGTTAATCTTCACGCCGACCTTGTTATTTAGAAATACAGCCATGAGATTATTCCTCGTCTTTCTT